TCAGTGTGCGCGACGTCGAGATTCGCTCTCGATGTAGCGCCAGATGCGTTCTTTGTAGACGTCCAGCGACGAATGGATGCGCAAGTCTCTGCGGAGTTGCGTGAGCGGAAAGCCCAGGCGGATGAGTCCACCAAACGCTTCTTCGAGGAACGACGAACCGAAGCCAAGCACGCCGTCTAGATCTACCTCGACTTCGCCATGTCTGAGGGCGGGCGCAAGAATCTCGTCACGAAACCGCTCACCCGAAAACGGGCCGTCGGTGCGGTTCCGGCCGGCGGGCGTGTCCGTGTAGTCTCTAGCGATCGAGATCATGACTTTGTTCATTTTGCTGCCCCTTGCGGAACGGGATAGCCCATAGCACGAGCGTTCCAGGAAGAGAGCACTGAAATTTGGGGCTGCTTTCGATGGCAGCACGAGCGTCGTAGACGAATCCCCCCTTTTTGCTGAGGATCGACAAACCGCCGGCTGCCAACTTGCGAGAAAATTCTAGCATCTCGGGGAAGCCCTTTCCACGATATGCAAGTTTGGTGCTCGTTCTAGAACTTGCCACGGCGACCTTCACCAGCTTACGGTCACTGAAACTGCGGCCTTTCAGGTAGTCACGCCATTCAGGTCTGCGACGTAATGACTCAGGTATTGTGACTCCTAGGTCATAAATTGCCACAAACATGTTCCCGTCTTTGGCTTGCGAGATCATCCACCAGTTGCGAACTCTCCGCGGCGGAAGCGAAGACTGCTCGAATTCGTATGCATGATTGACCACATTGGTCACGGCTTCGTTCAGGCAGTCTGCAAACAGTTGTTGAGTCGGGTGCTCGATGTTCTCCAGGACCAACTGTGTCAGCTCCTTGTAGATTTCGGCACTCACATTGGACCCAGTGAAGTGCCGCCAGAACTTGACCCGATCATCGGTGATTTGTTTCCGAGATGAGAGCCCCAGCCTTTGCAGGACATTGAAGTGCTGCAACATTTGTTCGACCACGTCATCCGCCGGGTATGTGGCCTGCAGCCTGTTAGGGTGAAGCGCCTCCCAGAGCGTAAGGTGCGCGAGAAAGACAAGCGTGCCGCACGGGTGCAACTGCTTGGTCTTGCCGAAGTCTATCTTTACGCGGCCGCCGGCCACCAGCATCGCATCCACCTGCTTGATGAACGACAGCAGGGCGACACGGTTATCGTTTTCATAAACGCGGAAATGTACCGGTGCGTGAACGACAACTGGGCGTGCACCAAGCAGTGCTCGCCGAATTCTCGGCGTTCGAATGCTTGAGTTCCGCGTGGCCTCGCGCGACCAGCGGTCGAGCAAGGTTTTTCTGTGATAGCTGATACGCTTCATCCGCTGTAGATCCCCGCCCCGATGGAATGCAAAGGCCCGCTATCGCAGGCTCGCTTTTGTGGTGTTGTGATTGATCTGCCCGATTTCGCTTTGCCACCTATGCAGAGGGTCGGTCGGGCGCCATGCTAGCGGGGATTGCGTCGGCCGGCTGCTGAAAGAAATCGAAGTCTGATTTGCATACCCAGCACAGGCCGCGCGCAGTGGTAGCCGGCCGCCGGGCGAGCCTAATCGGCGAAGCCAATTCAGCGCTTCGCCAGCGCATCGACCAGCGCCTGATGCCGGTCGCGACACTCCCCTCCCTGGCGCTGCAGATCCAGCGCGAACTGCCGCAGGTCAGCGAGCGTCGGCCCCACCGGCGTCTCCAGAACCGGCGGGCACGGCTGTGCCGTTGGCAATCGCGGCGTTGTCACGGTAGATGCGCATCCAGTCGTCACCAGTGCGGCAATCAGCAATGTCAGGCGTCGCATTCTTGGCGACCTCCACAGTTTGGGTGATGGTTCGGTACTGAACATCCTTGCGGTCGCGGGCCTGCAGGTAGCGCTTGGTCGCTTCTTCGGCGGCCTGCTGCCACTTCTTCAGCTCCTGCTGCTGCGCGGCGGCGCTGTCGCGCCCCCCCTTGCTGTACCCCGCCCCGTAGGCGCCCAGCACCACCAGCAGCGCCGCCAGCAGGAAGCGCGGATCGATGAGAAGACTCATGCCCGCCCCCGCTTGGAAAACCGCCGGCGCAGCTCCAGCCGCCAGAAGGCCCACAGCGCCCCGACGGCCACCGCGACATTCAGCGCCACCTCGGGCGCGCTGTGACACTCGCCCGGGATCACGATGTTGCCCAGCGCCGCGAAATTGACCAGCGCCAGCACCAGCGCGCCGCCCGTGCGCGTGGGCACCTGGTGCGTGAGCACCGCCCACAGCGAGCCTACGAAAATGACGACGTTGGCCACCTGGTTAATGGATGTGAGCAGCATGGTCACTCCTTGGCCAGGAACCGCCGGCGCAGATCGGTCAGGATTTCCGGGATCTGCTGCATGGCGTTGTTGACGATGGCCAGGCCAAAAACGGCGGCCGAGGCCACGGCCAGCATGTGCGTGTAGGACCCGGGCACCAGCAGAAACCGCTCGACGGCCGCGCCGCCTGCAAGGCAGCCGATGCCCAGGCTGCCCACGAACGACAGCATGCGTTGCCACCAGGTGCCCGGCAGGAACCGCAGCGCGATCACCGAGCCCAGCGCCGCCGAGCCGCCGACTTTCGCGGCTACGACCATTTCGGATTCAGTCATCAGCCCTTCACCTCCTGGCCGCCGCAGCGCAGGTAGTGCGCGCGGAGCGTCTCGAATTTCTGTTCGTGCTGGCCGTAGCCGGCGCCGGGCAAGGAAGCCCAGATGTTTCTGCATTTGGCGATCGCCGCGGCCAGCCGGCCGGCCTGGATGTCGGCCAGGGCGCCCCGCTCGCGGATCTGCTGGACCGCGATCGCGTCCTGCGCGGCCGGGCCGAAATCGACCAGCCTCAGCTGCCGGCGGTATGGGTCGTAGTAGCGCGCGAGCAACTGGTAGCGACCGGCCGCTGTCGACCGGATACCCAGGCGCGGCAGCTCCACCAGGATGCGCGGATGGTCGGCGTAGCTCACGAACAGGCCGCCGCCCACCAGCACGTCGTACCCGCGATCGCGCGTCGGCTGGCGGCCGTTGTCGGTTCCCTCGCTGAGTGACAGCATGTCCAGATACGCGGCGACGTTCCGACCGCCCAGTTGGACAGGGTCAGTGAATGGCATAGGACTACTCCTAGAAATGCAAAAGCCCGCGCGAGGCGGGCAAAATCGAAGCGCCGCACACAGACGGCAGATTGACGACTACATACCGGTAACGTCGAGGACGATCCAGGCCATGGGATACATCGACTCAAAGCCAGGGCGAGTGCCCTGCACGATTTGCGAACTAGCGCCGACCTCCCCCACTACGATACGGCCGCTCTGCACGTGCGCTGCGCCGACATCAATGTCGTACTCGAACGTGCGCCCCCCCTCAGAGGCCGGGTAAACACGCACGGCATAACCAATACGCTGCACAGCGACTGCATAGATGCGACCCGCCGGAATCTCGAAAATGCCACCGGTGATGCCGACAATGCGCGCCTGCTGACGTGACGCGTCAAACGTCAAGTTGCCCGCCGCGTCGAACACTTGGAACCCGTAGCTGCCGCTGCTGGCGGGCGCGCGATCGAAGACCCAATACTTGATCTCCGTACCCGCAGGCTGTTCGGTGATGAACCGCCATGTGTAGGTACTCCCCGACAGGCTGCTGAGGTACACCCCCACAAAACCAGCTGGGCATGCGAACGCAATGAGTGGCGTAGCGCGCGTGTCGCCCGTATAGCTGACCACGGCCCTCGATCCAATCTGATAGACACCCATGCCGGCTGCGCTGGTAGCAACCACACCGCGCGCTGCCACGGCCAGATTGGCATGCGTGTCGTCAATGAGAACGGTGCCGGCGTCATTCCAGATTTGCAGGCCCGCAGGCATCAGTACACTCCGTAGATGATCAGCGCTGGATTGTGCGTCGCCCATGGGAAAGCCCACGACAGCGTAGTTCCAGAAATGGATACCTCGGGAATCAGCGCCGAATTGCCAACACCTATGCAGTGGTACCAGGGGGTTCCCTGCACGAAGCCGGGTACGGAGATGGAACCCGGATCCGTGCCGCTGTACACCTGCCCCAGCACGCGCGACAACCGACTGGACGAATCGAACTGCAGCGACCCGTCCGCGTTGAAAACCTGAATGCCTCGCCCCATCACCACACCCCCATGCGCACGCGTAGCACGCCATTGCCATCAAAGATTTGCGTGAGTGCACTGGTATCGACCCGCCGGCCGCCAACGCCGCTGCCGTTGTTCTCGAACAGCCCCGACTTGCTGAGCCTCCACCCAGTCTGCCCCGCAACGAAATTGCTCGACTGGATCGAGTCGCCGATCTTGGCGCTGGTGATCGTGCCGTCGGCGATGAACGCCGAATCCATGAACACCTGGCCGCCCTGCACCACAAACGGCGTCAACACGTTGTTGCCGTTCGGGTGGAGCACCGCAAATCGGTCCGCAGCGATCAGCACCTGGCTTTCGATAACACCCTCGTCGTTCTCGACGCCGACGCCGATCCCGGCCAGGTAGGCCCGGCCGTTGGCGGCGATCTGCGTTTTGATGGTGTACATCGCCGCCAGCCGGCCGCCCTGTTCGGCGACCGCCTGCTGCGCCACCTGCACCGCGGCACTGCTCTGGGCGACCGTCGCCTGCATGGTCGTCACCTGCTGCGCCATCGCGCGGTCGGCCTCCTCCAGCACCGACTGCGTCGACACGATCCCGGCGTAGACAGTGCCGTCGCCAGCAAAATCCTCGTCGCTGCCCGCCATCGGCGGAGCAATCGAATCAACCGCCGACAGCAGGTCACCAGCGAGCTGCGTTTTGCCGATCTGGCCCCGCATGTAGCTGAGGATGTCGCTAGCCTGATCGCTGCTCATGCCCAGCACGCCGTTACCGGACGGGTACCACGCGCCCACGTTTCCGGATTTGTCGACCAGTCGCGCCCAGAAATAGAACGTTGCGCCGGCCGCCAGCCCCATCAGCGTGTGCGTGTTGGCGGGGAATGCGAAGTCGCCCAGCTTGGTCGCCGCCGCGCGATCCGGCGTTTTGCTCCACCAGAGCTCGGTCCGCTCGACATCGAGCGGGCCAGTCGGGAATGCCCAGTCCAGCCGGATCCCGAACACGATGGCGGTGGCGATCAGCGTGCCCACGACCGGCGGTGGCGAAGTTTTGCCTGTGAGCCGGGTCTCCGCCGAATAGGCCGGCAGCGACGCCACGTCGAGCGCGTTGATCGCGCGCACCCGCGCCACGTAGGTGCCGGCGTAGATGTTGCGCACCTCGATGCTCTGCGAACCCGTGCGGCCGGCCGTCACCCATTCGCCATTGTCTCGGCGCCACTCGACCGAGTAGGCGACCGCGCTGGCGGCCGGCTGCCACGCGATCATCATCGTCGTGATGGCAATGCCCTGATCGACAACGCTATACGTGGCCAACGTCACATCGGTGGGCGCCGGCTGCACCGACGGCGGCAGCACCGAAACCGGCCGCGCCTCGATGCGCGTCCCGTGGTCGATAGCCGTGAATTTCGATGGGTTGTACTCGAGCGCCGAAATCTCGAACGTTAGGCCCTCGTCCTCACTTACTGACACGACCCGGAACAGCTGCGTTTTGAGATCGGCGCTTTCGACCGACCACACCGCCTCCGCCAGCACCGGCTGCGACCAGTCGGCCGAGACGGTCAGGCTCTGCCCATCGACCCGCGAGATGGTCCGCCGCTGCGCAGTGCCGTCTGGCAGGTTCACCAGCAGGGTATCGCCTTCCTTGACCACCACCGGCCGATCGAGCACCACCATGCGGCCGTCGGCCGAGCGGACGCGACCACCGTTGGCCCGGCCCGCGCGCGCCGGGTCGGCGACCTCGATGATTGAACCCGGCATCACCACCGCAGCATCGAGCCCGACCCGGAATGTCACTGTCTCCGTTTCCAGGCGGCTGGTCAGCAGGATCCACTGACCGACACGGCTCGCCTGGCCCTGTGACGTGCAGCCAAACGCGGTCACCTCGGTCTGCTGGATGCCGTAGCGCGCGATGCCCTCATCGTCCGGCACCGGCTGCACCTTGGCGATGTACCGGTCCGCCGGATCGTTCCACGACACGAGCGCTACCGTCTTCCGAGCTCGTCGCGCACTGCCGGCATAGGTGAACCGGCCGTCAACCACGTTGCCCGAGTGGAACAGGTAGGACGCGGCCGTCGGCATGTCCGCCACCGCAACGACGTTGCTCGACGCCCAATAGGCCATGCCGCGGAACACGCTGGCCAGATCCTGCAGAACGGGGAATGCATCGTTGCGCCGCTGGAGGTAGCAGTTACAGGTGAAGCGCGGCTCCCGTCCACCGCGCCCGTCAGGCACCAGCTCGTCGCAATATTGGCCGATCTGGTAAAGCGCCCACTTATCGACCATGTCGGCGCGGACGCGATCGCCCAACCCGCACCGCCGGTGCAGCACGATGTCGTAGAAAACCCACGCGGGGTTGTTGCTGTAGGCGACTTTGAACGTGCCATCCCACAGACCCGTGTAGGTCCGGGTGAATGGGTCATAGTTACTCGGCACGCGGATGATGCGGCCGCGCAGGTGATACGAGCGCGTCGGCACGTTACTGAACTGGCGCGCGTCGATGCGCAGGCCGATCAGCGCCGAATTCGGGTAACGCAATTTGGCATCGATCACCTCGGCGATCGATTCGATCCGCGTCACGTCGGCGATCGTGCCGCTGCTGGCGTTGGGCGTGACGCGGCGCACGCGGACCGTCCAGCCATTTTTTGCGCGCGGCAACTCGATACGGTGCGTGCGCGTGTATTTGCTGGTCGTCTTGCCGTCGAAGGCGCTGGCCAGCACCTGCTGCAGCGCGCCGCCGTCGACCGCCAGGTCGATCGCATACTCGACGCGGTAGCCATTGATATTGCCGTTGCTGGTGTCCGCCCGGGACAGGGCCGGCACCGACAGCTGCACGCGCACCGCCGACAGTTGCGTGTTCGTGACCGCCCGCACCCAGGGCGCGGTCGCCGTCAGCTCGACGCCGACGGCCGTTTCGTTTTCGACCGATGGGAAACCCGGGATCGCGTCCTGATCCTGCGTGCCCAGGCGGTAGTCGACCGCCACGTTCTGGAAATTGAGCGTGCCGTCGGCGTTGGCTAGCGGCGTGCCCTCGAGATAGATGCTCTGCAGGCCGTTGACCAAGCCGGCGATCTCGCCCTCGGAGACGAGATCCAGCACGCGCGCATAGGCGACCGAGTGCAGGCTGTCCGGCGCCTCGGTCGGCGTGCTACTGCCGCCGCCGCCCTTACCGCCACCGTAGCCGATGATGTTGCGCATGTACCAACCCCTTAGTTGCAATTGATACTACTAAACAGTACCATTTTGATATGAAAGCCAAACACCGGAAGACGCTGGAGCTGATCTTTTCCCGCCCTACGCCAGCGAGCGTTAAGTGGGCCGATGCAGTCGCGCTCATGCGAGAACTGGGTGCAGAGTTGGAGGAGCGCGAGGGTTCTCGCACGGCCGTTTTCCTGTTTGGTCAGGTAAAAGTGATGCATCGCCCACATCCATCACCCGATATGGACAAGGGCGCTGTGGCCTCGATGCGTAAGTGGTTCGAGGAAAACGGAGTCAAGCCATGATCAACGTCATGAACATCGGCGGCCACAAGGCCGTCATCGCCTACGACCCGGATATCGAAATGTTCCGTGGAGAGTTTGTTGGCCTGAACGGTGGCGCCGATTTCTACGCCGCCGATGTACCCGGCCTGCACCGCGAAGGCGAGTTGTCGCTGCGTGTGTTTCTGGAAGAGTGCGCACGGCGCGGCGTTGAGCCGCAAAAGCACTTTTCCGGCAAGTTCATGCTGCGGGTGGAGGGCAAGGTGCACGAGGCCGCCGCCACCGCCGCCGCCGCGCAAGGCGTGAGCCTGAACCAGTGGGCAGCCAGTGTGCTGGAGCGAGCCGCCGAGGTAGCTTGAGCTGACCGGCACATACGTTACTGCCTGGCACTTGCACGCTAGCCAACAATGCGGTGCCAGAGCTGTAGCGGTACCGGCCGCCGACGAGGGCACGCATCGGGCCGCCGGCACCCGTACGCAACGCAACCCACCGACTGCAGATCCGCCTCTCTACACCTGATCCTCGGCGTAGATTCCGGCCGAGATCACTGCCGAGCCGACCACCATTTCGCCGTAGAGCAGCGGCACGGGGTTGCCCTGGGCGCTGGTGTTCACTGGCCCGTTGAAGTTGTAGCTGGCGCCGTTGTCCGGGCTGTCACTGGCCGATAGGCCGGCCTGCTGGGGCGACAGCATCTGCATCACGCCGCCCAGCGCCATCGAGACACCCATGGCGCCCATGAACCCGCCAAAACCGCCCGAGCCGATGCCGGCGAGCCCGCCGGTATAGAACGTCGCGACCGCGATCAGCACCGCGCCGAGAATGGTCTGAAACAACCCCGCTTGCTTGGCGCCGGCGAGCACCGGCGCAATGCGGATGTCGTCTGCGCCCGGCGGCAGCTCCAGCTCCGACTGGCCGATGTTTCGGCGACCGACGAAACAGGCGTAGCGGATGCCACGCTCATGGCTCGTCGCCAGCTCGCGGCGAAAGCCCTCCACCTGCGCGCACAGCGCGCGCACAGCTTCCGCCGGGCTGGCCACCGCCAACCGGAACACCCGGCCGAAACGCGCGCCCAACCGCCCGTACAGGCGTACCGTTCGAATTCTCTGGTCCATCGACTACCTCTCACTGTGGTGGCGCAGCACGCAGCGCGTGATCTCGCGCCAGTAGCCGCCATAAACGTCCCGCGACGACAGGCGGCCATGCAGATGATGCAGCATCAGCCCATCACCCAGGTATACGGCCGCATGGTTCGGGACCGGCGCGCGCAGCTGCATGACGATCACGTCGCCCACGCGCTCCGGCGTGTCCTGCGACACGACCCGGAATCCAGCCTCCGCGTAGTGCTGCATGTACAGGTCGCCGCCCTCGGCCCACCAGTTATCGCGGCGCTCGAAATCCGGCAGGTGGATGCCCCGCTCGCTCGCATACCAGTCCGCCACCAGCGAATAGCAGTCGAGGATGCCGTGCGCGAACTGCCTACCCACCAGCGGCGCCCGGTAGCCACATGGCTTGATCGTGCGCACGTCGTCGGCCGGCCAAGCGATGACGTGCCAGGGCAGCCCGGACGCCTCGCAGGCCACACGATCAGCCTCGCTGGGCTCGGCGCTGGCGTTCGGGTGGCTATGCACCACCGCCAACACTTCGCCCAGATCCTCGGCCGCCGCGTAATCCTCGGCCGGCATCTCGAAATGCTCGGTACCGACAGCCACGTTTCGGCATGGCACGTAGCGCTCGCGGCCGTTGACGACCACCACCAGGCCGCAGGCTTCGCGCGGGTGTTCGCGCGCGGCGTGCCTGCGCGCCGCGTCGAGTGTTGTCTGTTGCATGTCAGGTCCGAATCAGGTCTGCCGCGGGGAAACAACCGATAGGCAGAGGCGCGTTCTCGCCAAAGCGGCATTTGCACGAGGACAGCCGGCCGCCGCACCTGTCGAGCGATGGGTCGCTCACCGGGTTGTCGTCACGGTCGAACATCGCTGCACCGGTGTAGCCGCACTCCGGTCCGCGGTAGCCGCCAACCATCAGCCAGCCGCAGACGTTGGCGATGATCTGGCGACGCGGTAGCTGAACGCCGTTGAAATCGAGAGCGCTGGAGAGTTCGAATTCCACCGTCTCATTGGTCTCGGCGGTTTTCTGCTCCACAAACCACACCTCCGTCGGCAACTCCTCCGTCGGATCCGCCTCCGGATTGCCCTCGGGGAAATTGCGCGCGTCGAGGAACCGGCCCAGCGTGCGCCGGCGGCGCACCGTGGCGCCAACGAGGTCGTCCGTGTACAGGCACAGCGCCGAGATCGAGCCGTCGACATTTCCGACGGTCAGCCGCGGCGCTGGCTGCTGGCCCTGCCCGGTTCGCTCAAAGCCCGAAGCCTGAATCGGCCACGGACCATACTCGTTGCCCGCCCACCAGATGGATCCAACCTGCCCGTAGCCGTGGAAGCGCCGCACGTCGCCGCCAACCGCTGTCGCATCGAGCTCGAACAGATCGACCAGCGCCCCGGGCTCCAGGCGCTGAATATCGGCGACGATCTTCATGCGTCAGGGGCCACCGGCCATGCGACAGGATCCGCGTCGAGATCCACGCGGTTCAGCGCCACCAGATGACGTCGCCAGGCGACGAGCCTCGCGGCCTCCGCTTCGGTCGCGTCGGCCAGGTCGACCGCCGCCTGCAGCGGCTCGATCGCGCGCCGCGCTTGCTTCATGCGGATGTTCCGCTCGGCCAGCCCATCGGCACGGTGCAGACTGGCACGCAGCGCCTCGTCCAGCTGCCAGGCCGCGCCATCCCAGATATGCGCCGCACTGGGCCGAGCCTGGGGCGTAAGATCGGCCGGCAGCGGGCCGATGCCCTGATACGCCCCGCTGTAGTCGTAGACCGCGCCGTCTGCAGTGCGATAGAGCGGCGCGCCACGGAAATCCGCCCGCACCTGCCACGCCCCTTCCCACCAGTTGCGCGCGGCCGTGCCGCCCGCGTCGAGGTAAAGCGCGACCGATCCCTCTGTGGCGGCCGGCGGCTCGGTGGGGGTCGCGTATGCGGGGATGAGCGGGCTATCCGGCTCGAGGGGGTTGTCGTCGGCGGTGCCGGGTTTCAGCCACTCGCCGGTGATGTGGTCGTAGTGATGGATGCGCATGGTTTTCAGTATTTGATGCAGGCGAGCAGCGCCACATTGCGCGGGCGGGTCTCCCCGCTCACGCCGCCGCCGAATGCGTCGGTGTACGCGATGCGCGCGGCGCCGCCGCTTTGCGTCACGCTCCCGACGACCCGCAACACGCCCGATTGCACTTCGGAGCCGAAAATCGGCGTGACGCTGCTATCGCCCCAGCCGAACAGGTTGCTGCCATCGAAACCGATCGGCATCCGGTGTTGGTGGGCGCTCATGGCCTGGACCTGCGACGAGCCGAACGCCCGCCCGGAATCGACGCCGCGACCGTCGTCCCAGCCGCGCAGGAACTCCGCACGCAGCTCGGGAAGATTGAACGTCGCCGCGCCATCCCCTGCGCCGAACGCGGTGCCGATCAGGTTGAACAGCCGCTGGTAGGTCGCGCGAGAGATCGCCGCGCCGTTGCATTTGAGCCAGCCTGCAGGCGGCGTCCGGCACGCGAACATGGCGACGCTGCCCGCCAGCGACGCCACGTCGTCCGCCAACGCATTGGCGAACACCTCGAGCGCGGCCATGTTGTCGTTTGTCTTCCCGCTGGCCTCGCGTTGGGTGTTCCCATCCCGGCCTAGCGGCGGCGTGCCGAGGACGATTTTTTGGAGCTGTAGCGTCATGGCGCAAAAGCCTCAACAAAGGTTGCTGACAGCAAATACACGGCACCCACCTCGACGGCCGGCGTGTACTCGCCAATACGAAAAAGCCCTCGCACGCCGAGCGGCGGGGTCCAGTAGAACGACTTGGCACCGGCGTGCCGGTCGATGAACGCCTGAATCTCGAGAATCCGCGCCTTGCCATCCACAAACCGGAGCGGCCAGCTGCTGGTGCGGTTGTTGATGCCCGCCGGCGCCACCTGCTGGTAACCGTCTCCGAACTGCGCACTGAGCGTGCGGAACTTGACGCTGCCCTGCGCCGAGCCGACCGGCCGCCAGGTGAACGTTTCGATTGCCACGATTACCCTCCCTATCGCGACAGAAGGCCGCCCTGCATCGTTGCGCGCTGGATGCGGTTGTCGATGCGGCGGTCCATTTCCTTGAAGATGAGATCGATCTGCCTATTGCCGTTGGCGTCGGTGGACTGCCGCACCTCCGGCTGGCTCGGCGCGCCGAACACGTTGACGGTCACGTCGCCGCCGGCGGCGAGCGCGTGATTCGGCACGATCGAGCCCGAGCCGCTCGGCTTGAACAGCTCGGGCCCCTCTTCGCCGACCAGGTACAGGCCGCCCGCGTCGACGGGGCCGCCACCGGCACGCGCACCGCTCAGAAACACGCCGCTGCTGTAGCTTGGCGCCTGCATGCTGCTGCCATAGAGCAGGTCGCCGGACACCGGCACCGTTCCGGTACCGGCCGCCGCCGTGCTCGCGCCGGAGAACGCGCCAACGCCAGCGGACAGCGCGCTGCCGAGCAGGCCGATGCCCATCTGCGCAAGACCCGAAATCGCGGCCCGCGCCTGAATGCGCGCCAGGTCTTCGATCACGCTCAGCGCGAAGCCCTTGAAATCCAGCTGGCCGGTCGTCGCGAACTTGGCGACGGCGCTCTCCATCGACTGGAATGCGTTGGAGAACAGCTGCTGCGCCGACGCGGCGACGTTGGCCGCGGCGTCGCGGTAGTCGGCCAGCGCGGATAGCGCGCCGTATTTCCAGTCCGCCTGCTTGGCCGCCAGCGCGTCGTAGTAGGCGCCCAGCTGCTGCAGCGCCGCCTGCTCGCTGGCGTTGATCTGCGCGAGCCCTTCCTTGTACAGATCGGACCCGGCCAGGCCGCGCCGCGTCATCGACTTGTTCCAGTCGGTGCGCATCGAGCCGAACTCGCGGTAGATCGACTTGGCGGCGGCCAATTCCTCGTTGGCGCGCTGGCCCAGGCCGAACGCATCGAGCTGGCGGCCGAACTGCTCGCTGCGCGCCTGGGCGGCGTCGCCGATGCGCACGCGCATGCCTTCGGCCTGCTGGCGCGCGTCCTCTAGCAGCTTGCGCTGCTTCTCGAGCTCGGCGGTCTCGTCTTTGCGCTTCTGGATGGCCTGCTCGGCGGCGACATTCAGGTCCAGTTGGGCCCGGATCTCGCCTTGGTGCGCCAGCAGGCTTTTCTGGTCCGCCGTGAGCGTCTTGCGGGTTTTGATGTCCGCGATCTGCTGCTCGAACTCGGCCCGCGCCTTCTGGCCGGCCGTCAGCTGCTCGTCGACCGTCTGCTGCGCGGCCAACGCCGCACCGGTCTTGCGCAGCTGCTCGAGCATGCGCGTGCCGGCGTCTTCGCTGTATGCCTTCTGCGCCTTGTCCTTGTATTTCTCGTTGATGGCGGCGACGCCCTTCGCATACTCGCCCGCCGTCAGGCCGGCCTTCTCCGCGTCGGCCTTGAACTTCTTGAGCTCGTCGTCGCGGATCTGCTGGCGCGACCGCGCGCTTTTCATCAGCGTGTCGATCGAATTGCGCGCGGCGATCCGGTCGTCTTCGGCACGCTGCTTGGCCGCCTGGTCGGCCGCCTTCTTCGCGTCGCCGATCACGGTGTCGTTGTACTGCTGCAGCCGGGCCCGGTTGGCACTGAGCGCCGCCTCGAGCTGCACAGTGTTGTAGCCCTTGGCCCGCGCCTCGGCGAGCTCTTTCTCCTGTTGCGCCATGGCGCGATACAGGCCGTTGAGCTTGTCGGCCGGCGTGTCGGCGCGGCCGACACCGGCAACCGCGTCCCACGCCTTCTTGGCCACATCGCCCAACCCGATCCACGCCAGCTCCATATAGCCGACGTTGCGGCGCACCTCCATCGCGCGGTCAGCCAGAGCGGCGGCGTAGGTCTTTTGCGCGAGCGCTGCCGCCTCGTCGGTCTGCCCGGCCCGCTCCAGCGCGGCAATCTGTTCGTAGATCGCGCCGGTCAGGTAGTGGTATTGGTCATTGAGCTTGACCGACGCTTTAGCCGGCTCCTCGGCCAGTTTGACGAAATCCTTGACGGTCTCGTCAATCGATTGCCCGGTCGCTTTCTCCATGGCGATTGCAGCAACCGCAACCTGGCTCATCTGCTCGCTGGCCACCCGACCGGTGGCCGTGAGCCGCGTCAGCACGTCGGCCGCGCCGTGCTGGGTGCCAATGACGCGCGACACCCCCTCCGCCATCCCGTTCAGCTGGGCGCTCGAGATGCCGGCATAGTGCCCGGTCATGATGAGTGCGTTCGTGTAGCCTCGCGCCTCCTGCGCGCCCGTCGACCACGCAAACGCCAGCGCCGCCGCTGCCGCCGCCGCCAACGTCGTCGGGGTAATCAGGCCGGCGAGATAGCCGCCGACGCCCCGGATCGCCGGCCCGATCCCGCCAAACATGTCCTTGAGCTGGCCGCCCTGCTGCGTGAGCACTAGCAACGGGCTTTGGCCGCCCGCCAACTGCGTCAGGATGTCCGTCATTTGCGGCGCCACCATCCGCATCGCGGCGGCGGTCTGCCGGGCGGACACGCCAAGGTTTTGCGTCGACGTGTCGACGGTCTTGTTGGCGAGCTCGGCAGCACGCATGCGCTCGATGTACTGCGCAGCGGCCTGCGATACGCCGAGCTGCTCGGCGCGCAGCGCGGCGTATTCCGCCGCAGTTTTCCCGGCGCGGTCCGCCTGCCGCTCCAGGCTCTTGAGGAAGCGGCTAGTGGCCGCATCCATGCTGCCGGCGGCGCTGTTGGCCGCGTCGCCGATCGTCTGGATGTTGCGCGCCGACTTCTTGCCCGATGTGGCCGTGACGCTCTCCAGCGCCACAACCTCGGCGCGGGCCGCGCCCATGCCAACCTTGACGCCTGTAGCGTCGGCATCGACCACGAGCGTCGCCTTGCCGACGACCGCATTGCCGACCGCTTCTGCCATCTCACCCTCCGTTCATTTCCGCCAGCGCGGCGTATTCCATGATGCGAATGCCGGCTAGCACGTCGGCGTGCTCGTGAGGCGGCACGCGCAGCAGCGTCAGCACCACCGGAATCGCCGCGTAGTCCAGGCCGATGGGCCCGCGCGCGCCGACGCGCCACTGCGTGCCCAGGTGGGCGAATACCTCCACAGTGATCGCGTTTTCCGGCCAGATGCCGAGCGGCTCGGGCTGTATGTCCGCGAGCGTGAGACCGAAGGCCGCCAACTGGTCGGCCTTCGGTGGGCTCCAATACAGCCGGCGTGCCGCCTCGATCAGTTTCCCCGGCGCTGGCCGGTCAACTCGGCGAGGTAGGTGTCGAAGATCGCGCGCGGCGCGGCCGGGTAGTTCTGCACGAGCTGGTCGAGCGCTTCGCGCGAGAACGGCACGTCCACGCCCTCCCAGCCCGCGACGATTTCGAGCAGCACGTCGGCATCCGATTGATCGTCGGCGCCCGCGCCCGCTTGCGCGAAAAACGCCTTCACTTCATCGCGCGTCTTGTGCTTGAACACCAGTTGCAGCTTTTCGGTGCCGCCGCCGGCCACGGGGATGGCGGCCTCGGCCGTGAATGTTGGTTTCGGATTGATGCTGAACATGGGCGTTTAGACTCCTGCGTAACGGGTCACCTCGCCCGCGAGGGACAGCGTGACAGTGAGGGCCATGGCTTCGTTCTTGGTCGTGGTCGGCACCTTGGAGAACGAAACGTAGGCGCGGAAGTAGATCGGCGCGCCGCCGGGCAGCGTCATCTGCACAACACGCGGTTCGCGGTCTTCGTCAGCCGCCTCGAGCAGCGCGTATTGGGGAAGGGCCGGATCGTCGGCAATCGTCAGCGCGTACGAGCGCGCGCTGCGGATTGTCGGGATCTGCCGCTCGTCGCCGGTGTTCTCGAGAAACGAGTAGCTGTAGAACTGCTGCTCGCCCCCCGAGGCCGCCGACTGCATCACCTGGGAGATCTGCTGCCAGGTCTGCACCGCGCGTACGGAACCGATGCCCGTTCCGCCGGGGTACACGTTGGCGTTGGTCGTATCGACGCCCTCGAGCACGAAGGCGTCGGCAGTGACGACATCCGCGCGCGCAACGCGATCGTTCAAGCGGGCCCAGCCGGAAGTGACTTCAAGGACGGCGCCTTTGACGAAACCGTGCGCGACGCTCGACAGCTTCGCGGGCTTCGCGTTGGTAATGGCCGTGAACGCCTTGTCCGGGCCGTAGCTGGCCGCGATGGCGAACGTCGTGCCGTTGGGTAGACGTACAGACATGTGGGTCTCCAGAAATAAAAAAGCCCGCGCAAGGCGGGCAAAAAAAAACGCTAGCGGAAACTAGGAAAGTGGTGAGAGTCTGTTTCTCTCATCACGCTCCTTTCTGACTTGCTCAATTTCCTCTTTTCGGCGACTCATATACGCCACATGATCACAATCCACGAACGGTTGAGAACTCACCTTGGCATGAAGGCGAAGCCGCGTGGCTAGCGAAGCAGCCTCGATCCCTAATCTGGCATACTGATACTGTCGCTCTTCAAACCACTCCCAGTGATCTGGAGGATCGGAAAATTCTCCAGCACCGGCCACGAACTCGGCCACTTGCTTGGCCTTGGAGGGGAACGAAAGGACGTCATTCATTAAGACGGCAGGGAGCGATTTGCACTCGACTGCCAACAGCTCCAGTGCGAAATTCGGGGCCGCGACCTGCGACTCGCGGCACCCATGCTCGTTGGTCCGCCCGTGGCACAAGCCATCGTCGCCGACCACGTCGGAACAGCCAATAACATACTGGTCGAGAAGTAACGACACCTGCACGGCCAAAAATTCGCTGTCCTTCGAGTTCTTTTTTGACTGAAGGAACGAATCTTTAAAAATTGTCACAATCGAACTGACGACCACTCTACAAATACCGGATACAGCGGAAATCCAAGCGGTTGGCTCTGGCATAACACCTCCTTCTCCGTTTTATTCCCAGGATCTCATTACTACAAATCCAGATTACCATTTTGAAATAGATTACGTAGTGCATGGAGATTCTCTTGTCGCGCTCCCGCAACTTCGCTCCGTTCAGGAAACGATCTACCGGGCAAACCAGATGGAAAAATCCTGCGTGGCGCCGCGCAGCTTGGTGATCGGCTCGGACGTACCCGCCAGCTCGCCCAGCGGGGTCGCCTGCAGCACGGGATCGAGCTCCAGGGCATCGGCAATCGCGCGCATCAGGCCGCTCGCCTCGTCGCGCGTCTCGGCCCAGAGGTTGAACTGAAAACGGCCGTTGCGTTTGTCGGGCAGGCCGTCGAGGAACGTGAACGGCAGGCCGCCGATCTGCTGGTAGGTCGCGTAGGGCAGCGGCGTGTCAGCAGGCGCCTCGTCGGGGAACACGCGGCCATCAACGAACGGCGCGGCAACGCGCACGATGTCAGCCTCAACCGTCATGACCACCCCCGATCTCCACCTCGTTTCCAAAGTCGTCGACAATGGTTTTTTTCAGCACCTCGGCCACCTTCTCACGGGCTCGCTGCTGCATCGCCTCGACAGCGGCGGGCGCCCGATCGAAGGCGCGGCGAATGAACGATTGGGCCGGCACCCAGCGAATTCGGCGCTTGCGCCCTTTCCGCTTTTTGACCAGCCAATGCCCGTTCTCGATGAGGTGACCATGGGGTGCTGCGACCGCATTCCAGCTGATGCTGTAGCTCGCGCGACCGCTGTCGGGCTTGTCTCGATTGAACACCCGATAGATCGCATTCTTGAGCTGCCCGGGCCGTACCTGTTTCTGCGCCGGACCACGATGAACCGGAGCCAGTGCACGCGCCTCCTCGTAGAACACGAGCGCGCCCGCGTGCGCCACCGGTCGAACCACATAGCCCTCAACGACATCCGCCTCGAGGGCGTCGATAGCCTCCAGCAAATCTCCCGTCATTTTCAGCATGGTCACCCCTTGCTCGCGCCGACCGTCACCACGAGATCGACGTGCTCGCGCCGCACCTCGTCGGGCAGCACCGCCTTGATATCGCACGGCTGGCCGCGAAAAATCACGCGCCAGGCAGCCGTCACGTCGGCCCGGTACCGAATGCGCAGGCTCATCTCGCGTTCGGCCGTCTCCCGGCCCGCGGCGATGAATTCCTTGCCGTTTTCACCCAGCACCCGCGCCCACGGCTTGGCCACCTCCACCCAGGCATTGATAGGCTGCCCCGACGGCGTGCGCCCCTCTTGCCGGCGCTGCAGCGCAATGCGCCGGTTGTATTTACCTCGCTGCATGCGTCACCTACGAATCGTAGAACCACCGGTAGGGCTCGATCAGCGCAGCCGCACCCATCGGAATCGATCGAATCGCGGCGGCCGTACTGTCCGAGCGGTTTTCGTCGAAATGACCGACCAGCAGCAGCGCTGCAAGCACCAGGTCGTCGTCGAGCTGCAGGGCGTTGGCCGGCGCATCGGCCGGCAACGACGCACCTGCCGGGTAAAGCCTCCGATTGGTTCGGCTCTCGATCAAGCGCAGCGCCGCGCGCAGGTAGCGCTGCAGCAGCGCATCGCTCGTTTCGTCCGGCTCGATGCGCAGCTGCTCGCGAATCTCGGAAATCTCGATCATGTGAGCAGCGGGCCGCTCTCGCGGCCCACCCCATTACGCGGCCGGCTTGCCGACCAGTGCCGCAATCGCGGACGTGTCCTGCAGCACGCAACCGAAGCGGTGGAAGGCCAGGAAGCCAACTTGGTCGTATTCCGCATAGCGCTCGACCAGGCGCTTGACCGCCATATAGCGCACGCGGCGCAGAATGAACTGGTTGAAGTCGCCGCCATACATGAATTTCTTGCCGGCGCCAATGTCGTCGATCGCTTGGTCGATCACGTACTGCCGTTTCAGAATCGTCGCCGGCGCGGAAGCATCCAGGCCCGGCAGCCACAGCGGGCGACCGTTGGCGTCGACCAGCTCCTCAAGCGTCTGCAGCGTCTGGTCGTTGAAGGCCAGGCGGTACATGGGCGCATTTCGGTAAGCCGGGTCTACCGCGTGAATCAGCGTATTGACCTCCTGCCAGGTCAGCTTTGCGGCAGCCGCCGTGCTCTTGGTGATCGCCACCGACGCGGCCAGCCCCCGCGGCTGCGGCGGCTTACCGCCACCCGTGCCCTGCACCAGCAGGCGCGACTCGGCGCGGCCGATACGCGACGCGATGCGGCCAGCCAGGAACGCCTCGATGTCGATGGAGGAGTCGCTCAGCAGTTCATTGCTGACGCGGATGACCTTCGACGACAGCTTGTGAGCACCAAGGCTGCCAGTGCCGAAATCGATGTCATCTTCGCTGGCCGGATCGCCCTCGCCGAGGAGTTCGCCCTCCTCATCCACACCCAGCGCCACCGGCCATTCGATCGGCTCGCCGCCGTCAGTGGTCAGGTTCTGCATGACGCTGGCGATACCGCCGTAGGTCACCAACTGCTCGACCACCTTGGCCAGGAAGGTGCGCGGCACCGTGTAGCCGCCCTTGTCCGGCGCGCTAGCGCCTTGCGCGCGCAGTTCCTGCAGCGCCCTGCGCTCTTCGGCGGACAGTTCGCCGAGACCCTCGCGCAGGAAGCGCCCGAAGGCAGCGGAACGGCGTTCGTCGTCCGTAGCCCCGCCGGTGGCGTCGGCCGCAGCCTGCCGCGCCTGCTTGGCCAGATCGTCCGCGTTGGTCTCGACGTAGCGCTGTTCCGCGCTGCGCAGCTCTTCCTCGCGCTCAATCTGCTCGTCGAGCTTCTTGAGATCCGCGCGCATGGTGTCCCAGCGCGAGCGCTGTTCATCGTTCCAGGCGGCCTCGCCAATGTTGTCGTTCAGCGAGCGCATTTCGGCAGCGATCTTTGCACGCTTCTGCTTCAGTTCAGCCAGGGTCATACCATCTCCATTAAATGTTGAGGAGTTCAAGGAAGCGTTCGCGTGCGCGACGCTGATTGATTGCCGCGACGTGGGCTTTTTCGTCGCGCGCCTGCCGCCACGCCGTCAGCGAGCGCTGCGCGGTGTGGCTTTCGTCATAGGCCGGGAAGGTGACCGGCGAAACGTCGATGAGGGTCTCGAAACGGTGGATGGTCCGCACCACGAGATCGCCCTCCTGGCGCCACTCGTCGCCGTCGGCCGCGACCCGGAAAGCGAAGCTGGAGCCGGTGATGTCGCCGCGCGCCATCGGCGCCAAGACCAGATCGCGCACCATCTGTGTGTTCGGCGGCGTGATGGTGTAGGCCAGGCCGCGCGAGTCGACCGAGAGCTGCAGCGTGTTGCTGCGCGTGCGGCCCAGCACGAAATTCCGGTCATGGTTGAACAGCGCACGCACGTCGTCGCCGAGCACGCCATCGAACGCGCCGGGCATGATCTCCTCGACGAACAGGCCAGCGATCAGGGCGCTGCGCGTGCTGAACACAGCGGCGTAGCCGTAGATCGTCGGCACACTCTCTGCAGCGCCGGCGTCGGACGAGCGCAGTTCGCACAGCTGCCCGGGCAGCATGCGCTTTTCAATGTCGGTCATGGTTTTCTCAGGGTTGCGTGACGGGCGCCGCGGCCGGCGTGGCTTCGTTGAGCGGCCTGGCATTGACGCTGATGAGCAGCTCAGAGAGCCCTTCGCGCGGGTTGAGGTCTTCCAGGGCGCGGGCCTCATTGCGGTCCAGCCACCCATCGGTGATGCCGTAGTGATAGAACTCGGCGCGCTCTTTCGGCGTGCCGCGCAGCAGCGCCGCCAGGTTCAATTTCACGTAGTAGCCGGCGCGGCGCTCGGCGGGCGTGAACACCTTGCGATTGATCTCCTGCTCCCAGTTCACGACCCAGGGCATCATCGTGTAGCGCACGAACCCGACGCCTTGCTCGCTGATGTTCGAGAACGTGGCGCGCTCCAGGTCGTTGATCATGTGCCCCGGCACGTTGTACAGGCTGGCGATCTCTGAGCGGTTGAACTTGCGCGTCTCGAGGTATTGGGCATCCTCCGGCGCGATGCTGATGGACTTGTAATCCAGCTCGGCCGGCAGGAGCAGCGTCTTGTTGTCCGACTGTTTCAGCCGCGTGACCGCCTTTGCCCAGAAGGATTTGAGCCGCTCCCAGGATTTCTCCTGCAGGTCGCCCTTGACCGTCAGCAGGCCAGTCGGCCGGCCGCCGCCGTCGAAAAATTCCTTGCCGTAGCGCTGCACCGACAGGCCCAGGCCGATGGTTTCGGCGTGCTGGCGGATCGGGCTGATGCCCATGCGGCCATCCGAGCCCAGTGCCCGGATGTGGATCATGTCCTCGGGCGCGACCGCCAGCGGATAGTCGTCCTCGTCGAGCGTGCTGTACGCCCAGCGGTTGCCGATCCGCACGAGGGCGGTTTGCCAGGGCAGGCTGCGCTGCAGCTCGACCACCTCCCCGGCACGGTTGCGACGGATCACGCTGTAGCCGTTACCCCAGCCGCATACATGCGCCTGCTTGGTCTCGCGCCACTTGTAGCTGGTCTGCCAAGCGTTCGGCTCGTCGTGCAGCAGGTAGTACGCCGGGTGATCGGTGGCCGGTTTGATGTTGTCGCCCTGGCGGCGCAGCACCACCGCCGGCAGCTGGGCCAGCGCGGTCGATAGCACGTTGATGCAGGAATAGACCGCCGTGAGCCGCATCGCGGTCTGCTCGGTGACGGTGGCCGCGCCATCCCCATGCAGCCATTCCTGCAGGTTCCGGCCCGTCAGCGGCACCGCGGGATTCTCGATGCTGCTGCGGCTCTCGAAAAGCCTGTCGAAAATCATGCTGCCCCCTTGCGCCGCGCGGCGGCCACCGCCCCCAGCAGGAGAACGGCGCCGGCCACGATCAGCGCCGGCCCGGGCCCAAATTGGATATGCACGCCAGCAGCCAGGCAGCCGAGACCCGCCAGGCCGACCGCGTCGATCAGCAGTGTTTTCATGGTCACATCACGAGAATGTCGTCGTCGTCCAACGAGCTCAGCTGGAATTTCTTGTCTTCCAGCACGGCCGCACGACTGAGGGCCATCACGACCGCGACGGCCGGGTCAATCCGGCCGCGCAAACGCGATTTCTTCTTGTCCGGCCGGAAATTGCCGTTGGTGTCGAACAGCAACGCCACATTGGTCACCGCCCAGCGCAGCACCGCATTGCCGCCGTGTCGCAGGCGCTTGCCGTAGACGAGTTCCTCGAACCGCTTGGATCCGGGGTACATGCCGCTGAAGTTCTGCGGCACCTCGACCATCGGCAGTTCTTCCTCGAGCAGCTCGCCGACCAGTTGGCTGGAGTTCCACACGTCAAAACCGACTTCGACCAGCTCGTACCGGGCATGCGCATCGAGCACGGCTTGCTTGACATTGCGGTAATCGGTGATGGCCCCCTCGGTAATGGTCAGCCAGCCCTCGTCCGCCCAGCGCTTGTAGTCGGCCCGGTCTTCGCCAGCCTGGGTGTCGGCCTTGTCCTGCGGGCACCACGTCCACACCAGCACGTGCCATTCGGCGTCCGGATCGCCGTCAGGCGGCGGGAACACCAGCGCGAAGGCGGTCAAATCCTGCGTCGACGACAGGTCGATCCCGCCGTAGCAGCGGCGGCCGGCCAGCTGCGCAGGGTCGAAGCGCTTGCCGCCCTTGTCCCACTCCCGCGGGTCGATCCAGCCATCGGCCGAGTTCACCCACAGGTTCAGATCCTTGGTCATGAAGTTGACCTTGGCACTGGGCAACGCCTTCGCCTTGCGGGCCATCGAGCGCATGTAGTGCCACAGCTTGGACAGCCCCAACCCAGGATTCGCCTTGATCCACACGGCCTCGTCGAATGGATCGTCGTCCGCGTCGAGCGTGTAGATGTAGCCGAAAAAACTGTCGTCCTGCCGTTCCCCCTTGAGCACCTCGACCAAGTAGCGCCGGATCTCCGTGCACACGCCGTCGAGGATGAAACCGGCCGTGGTGATAGCGGACAGCAGCGGTTGCGTCCGGGCACCCAGGGCGGATTCCATCACCTCCCACACCTCCGGCGATTTCTGCGCGTGCAGCTCGTCGAAGAGAATGGCGTGCGGGTTCAAGCCGTCCAGCGATTCAGCGTTCGCCGGCAGCGGCTTGAACACGGCGCTGTCGAACGACACTTGCTCGAGGTTGCGACCCTCGTGGATCTTGAAGGACCGTTTGACGCCTGGCGAGCGGCGCGCCCAGCGGCGCAGATTGTCGAAGGCCGGCTTGAACACCGACATCGCCTGCTCGCGCGTGGTCGCGACCGCGTACACCTCGGCGCCGGGCTCGGCGTCCATCATGAAGAGGTATGCGCCTTGCGGCCCCTTCCACGTCGACTTGCCGTTCTTGCGCGCGACCTCCTCGTAACCGCGGGTGAAACGCCGCGTGCCGTCGGCGTTGAGCCAGCCATACAGCACTGCCGTCCAGAACTTCTGCCACGGATCGAGCAGGATCGGCTGGCCGGCCAGCGAGCCCTTGATATGCACGAAGAACCGTTCGATGAACCGGATTACGTGCCATGCACGATCCGGATCGAAACGCAGGCCGCGCGCGGCACCCTCGCGCAGGTCGCGGTAATGGCGCTCGACAGCCAGGTACACGTATTCGCAGACGACGATCTCGCCACGTAGCAGCGGCAGGCCGTAAGCCTCGTCCCACTCGTGGAGCGTCGCCGGCGTCAGGCCGGCAATCTGTTTCGGGGTGCGACGCGCTCGAGGCCGTGCTCGAACAGCTCCGCGAACAGATCGTCCTGCACACCCTCGTCGCCCAGCTTCGCCCGCGCCGTCACCGTCGAGGGCAGCGTCAGACAGCTTTCGGGCAGCCATGTGAGGAGCTCCTTCTTGATCGCGGCCGCCGCGTAGAACAACTGGTGCGGCTGCTCGTAACCCTTCGGGGTCTTGATGAAGTAGGAACCGCCGTTCGATGCCTCGAAGTTCTGCAGCTCCAGCTCGGTGTTCACCCAGCGGATGAACGTGCGGCACACGACTGCGATGGCGATGCCCGCCGTGAGGTGCGGCATGCCAGCCTCGCGCAGTTGCGCGCAGATGTAGTCCCACACCTTGCGCTCGCGCGGGGTGAGGTTGGTACCCGGCGGCGGCGGCGGCGACCGAATCTCCTTACCACCGCCGACCGACCGCCCGGAAGGTGTCTCGGGGGATTTGGCCGGCGCCTCGTTGTCTTGCAAGCCCATAGACGGCTCCTTTTCGTGCGCGCCACGCGAAACGGCCTCCGGCCTAGTTTCGTGCGCTCTATGAGGCGGATTGCGTAACCCCCCCCTCTCAAAATCGACTGCTCTAAAAAATCGACCTGGAGCGCGGTCTAGGTCGACCGGCGGCCCAGGGATCGGACCACCCCCTCCCCGGTCGGGGGTGGGGCGCCCACCCACCCCACCCCGCGCGCCCTCCACTGGCAGGCGGCGCCGCCGCCCCGCTGACCCGACGCTCAGCGCCGAGGGTTGGAGAACCCGCCGTCTTCGCGCGCCGTCTTGCGGTCGTGACACGGCTTGCACAGCGCCTGCCAGTTGCTGCGGCGCCAGAACAGATGCTGATCGCCCTTGTGCGGCACGATGTGGTCGACAACCTTGGCCGGCACCACGTGGCCGCCCTTCTTGCACTCCACGCAGATCGGGTTGCGCTTCAGGTACTCGAGCCGCTCACGCTGCCACTTCGATCCGTAGCCGCGACTCGCAGCGGTGCCACGGCGAGCAACCTCCGCCTCGCGTCGCTGAGCGTCATGCTCATCGCAGTAGGCACTGCCGGGCGCGGCGTACTTGGGACAGCCCGGTGCACGGCACGGGCGCGGTGCCTTGCGTGGCATGGGCGAACTCCGAACGGGAAGCGGAAAAGACAAAGCCCCGAGGGCTTTCGCACTCGGGGCTTCGATGATGAATTCTGTGGACGCACGTTCCCTATCGATGATCCGCCCAGGTTCCTATTGCTCTTGTCGTATGCCCTGGGAGGGCTGCACCGTCGTGCACGGTGCCAGCAGGATGGAGCGGATTCTAGGCGAGGCGTTTCGATTGCGCAAGAGGCCGCAGCTGCGTGCTCATGATCCGTTCGGTGTCGCCATCGTAGCGATCGAGCAGCGCGAGGGCCGCCACCAGCCGCTCGCGCCAGCGCCGCGCGAACACGTCGACATCCAGCATCAGCGACATCGCGCGCTCCGCGTCGCTGTACTGCGCGCGCCCGGTGCCGTGACATGCCGCGCAGCTGTAAGCGCGCTCGCCGAGGATGTGGTCGGCGTCCGGCATGCCGCCCACCACCTGGCCGCCGCACGCTGGGCACCTGTCGTGCAACCACTCCCACACCGCGCGGCGCGCCAGCCGATGGAAGATGTCCGCCCCACCGTCGTCTGCGCTGGGCCGCCGGTCACGCAGACCACGGCCGCGCACGTTGGCGCGCAGGCGCTTCGCGAGCAACGCGACAGCACGATCCGTCCCTCGCGCCCGTGCAATCTCGCCGTACCGCAAGCGCCACAGCACGCGGCCCAGCTCGTCGGCCGCCGCAAACGCGCCCAGCACGACATCACTCGCTGCGGCCTTGTCGGCCAACTGCCCGCGCACGCTCATGGCGACGGCAACCTGTTCACGTGGATCGATTCGCATATGCTCCCTTGGTGTGGAATTGTGGTTCAGCGGCGGCGCGCGCCGACCATGGCTCGCATCCGCTCAAGGTTCTGCTCAGCCGCGACGACATCCTGCGACGCGCCCACATGGGCGGCGCCAGGAATCGGCGGCAAATGCTCGGATGCAGCGACGGCCCACAAGCGTGCCCAGCGCTCGGCGACCTCGGCCCACGGCCGGCCGAGCGTGTCGGCGCCCACGCGGACGGCCGCCCAGAACACCGCGCGCGACGACCACATGTCGGCACGGCCAGCGCGACGCGGCATCTGCTCGCACGCCTCGGTGTAAGCCTGCTCGGGCGTCATTGCTGGCCTCTCGGCTTCACCTGCGCACGCATGCGGCGGACGGTCGGCGAGACCGTCCTGTCGGCCGGCGGCGCGTCGATAGGCGCCCGGCGCCGCGCCTCCAACGCGACATCGGCCCGCGCCTGCTGTTCGCGCGCAGCACGCACTCGATCCGCATATTCGGGCACCCATCCCGGCCCGCCGGCCTTGGCGACGAGGCTCTCGAAAAACAGCCATGGCCGCCTGATCTGCCCGCCGTCCATGCTGCCGGCCCACTCGTCGAGCACGCGCTGCCGCCGGTCGTGCGGCAGCGCGGCCAGCTGGTGCGCCACAGCGGCACGCTCATGCATCGGAATGCGTCGCGGCCACACCAGCACCGGCGACCACGGCCGCTCGGCTTCTTCGCCATCTTCAAGCCGGCCCACAGGGCCATCCCCCGCCGCACCGGCATCGCGGCGGAGTTGCTCTGAGAGCCGGTGCTCTTGCCGCTCGACAGACCCAGACGCAACAGCATCGAAATCGGGTTCGGTTTGTAGGTCATCCCGATCCTCTTCCTCCCATTGCCTCAAACGGGGAGGTGAGGAGGGGTTAGAGGTGTTACCGGGAAACGGATGTGTGTCGGCTTTTGCAAAATGGGCACCCGTCCGCACCTGCCGCGAAGCCGCGCCACGACTGGCTTTCTCCGGCTTTTTCTCACCTCTCGCGCCCCCTTCGGCTTTTTTCTGGACACACGAATCCGTGCGCGCCAGCAGCATCCGAAATTTGAGGGTCAGCCCCTCGCTGATCCGGCGCAGCAACCCGCATTTCTCCAACTGCTCGACGCGGCGGCGCAACTGCTGCTCGCTCGCGCGGAAATAGCGCACCCCGGGCCGGCCTGGCACTTCCGTGTGCTCGCGCAATGCCTGCCACGAAATGGCCTTGATCGGGCCGCCGACCACGCCCGTCCGGAAATCCATGCAACGTCGCAGCACGAGGTACAGGCGGCACGCGAGATGGTCGACGGCTGCCAGCGCCTGCCACTCCTCGCCAGTGATTACGAATGCGGCGGTCATACGGCCACCTCGTCATCGACACACGCGACGGCATTCGCCACCTCGAGGGCAGCGGCCAGGAAGCCGACTTGCCACACGCGCCAGTGCGCGCTGTCGTAGTCGTAGGGGCACATTTCGGGCTCAAGGCCATTGCACATGGCCGAGCGGCCCCGCCGCTCGATTGCATCGATCGGTTCGATTGGATAGTCCACGGGATTCCTCACTGCGGGCCGGGATCGGCCTCGCACAAAACGTCGAACGTCGCCAGAAATTCGGGCGACGTGTCGGCACAGATCTGATTGCGGTACACGGCACGATCGGCCGCGGATGAAATGGCGCGCCAGCGCTTGGCGCACACAACGACCAGCGACGACATTTCGCCGGCCGCGTTGAACGAAAAGAACACCTCGCCGAGCGGCCAACCGCAGGCGGACAGCAGGTGATCCGCGAACTGGATGAGGAATTTCTCGCCACGCTGGCGCACCGCCGAGCGGATGTAATGGACGGCGCAGCACTGCTGATAGGGACGCCGGCAGACCAGTCCGACCGACACACGGGCCGGCCGGCAGCACGCCATGTCAGCGTGGAAATGCGGCACGTCATTTACCGACACGGATGTGCCCGAGCTATGCAATGCGAAACCTCCACGCACACAAAGCGTCGGCCCGCGCAAAGCCATGGCGACTACCCGCTGCTAGAATCAACGACGGACAGCCATCCATACGATCAACCTCAAACAACAGGAGCCACCATGGCTTTGCACACGCCTTACGACGACCAAAGAACCCAGGTGCCGCCGCGCCGCAACCCGGTGCAGCCCGGCCCGCAACCCAAGAGCATCGGCCATGACCATTCACGAACGCACGCTGTATGAAGCCACCCTCGACTGCCGCTTCGGCAGCCGTTTCTGCGACCTGAATGCACGCCTCTATCGACGGATAGACGCGCTGTTCGGCTTTATCAGCCTGTTTGGTGGCACGTCTGTATTTGCAGGCACCTTGGCCTCCTACCCGAAGCTCGCTGTGCCCGCAGCCTTGATCGTTGCTGCAAGTAGCGTGCTTGAGCGTTTGATCGGCCCTGCGATCAAAGCCCACGAATTCGAAGCGCAACGCCGCCGCTACGCCGATCTCGACGCCCGCAGCCAAGAGATGAGGCTTGCCGACTTCGATGCCGAACTGCGCCGGATTCAGGCGGCCAGCCCATCTGGCTTCCGCTCGCTGGAACTGCCCGCACACAACTCCAACCTGCGCACGCACGGCCACAGCGATCTGACCGAATCCTTGCCGTTGCTGGATAGGATTGCTTCCGCCCTCGCCTGATCGCCTCTGCATCATCATGCTCCGCGACATTTCGGCGTCACCGCCCGCGCCTGAATCTCGGCACGCCACGTCGCGAGCGCAACCTGCGCCTTGAGGAACTCGCCCTCAATAGCTTCGAGCTCAGCCTCTGAGATGATGTTGTCCTCGGCAGCCTTCGCCACCGTCGCGGCCAGGTCGCCTACTTTGGCCATCACCCGGCACACGGTATGCGCCGGGTTGGGGTCGTTCGCTTCCGCCTCCGGCAACTCCACAGGCACCCGGCCATGACGCCAGCACAACGCATCCAGCGGCGCATGCGCACCTGGCACGCGCGCCTCCTCGCACAGCTCGATGATCATCGAGAACTCTTCGAGCGTGATGTGGTGCGAGTCGATGCCCGGACGGACCTTGTTACGCAGAACGTTTAGGTAGACCCTCTTTCCGGTCCGCTGCGAAAGCGCGTGCGCGAGCCCGGCTAGGCCGCCGGGATAGCGTGTGGCCAACCCATACAGCGCTTCATGCTGGTCAACCTCGGACATACGAGAAGAGATCACGGTAAACCCCGATGAAAATGGCCGTTTTCTTGTGTCGCACCACTGCCTAAGATTCAGTCAAGCGCTAACAGACAAGACGCAACACCGCGCCAGTTGAGCTAGCACGGCAATTCATGGATTTTTGGAGTCGTACTGGTCAACACGCGACGTAACCCGTCGCGGACCGACCATTGATGAGCCATGGCCAGCAGATACCCCCGGCCACCGAGGAGGAAACCACCATGCAGCGAATCAGCATTCGTCCGCCTCCCCTGGCGCCCCGCTACCTGGAGGCGCGCCTTGCAGTGACTGAGCACGCGCCAGCTCGAACCAGTCGTACAAACGCTGAATTCGATTCACAGACGGATCGGGAATCCGGCCGCCTGCAAGCTTGGTGAGCCACGAGTAGTAGCTCACAACGCTCTCAGGGGCCAAAGCGCGCGCGATCTCCATCCATTGGCCCTTTGACCGCTGGAGGTTCTCCAACACAACCGCAAGCATTGGTTTTTGCATGCGGCCGAGGTTAGCACGCAAGTGCTAGGTGCACAAGCAACTAGCACCACATGACTAGCCGAATTAGCAAAAATATGCTTATGAGACCCGCCCGAAAACCCGCTAGAGTCATCCTCGCCGAGAACCTCGCTAGCCTGATGGCTGCGTCCTCCAACGTACGCAGCCAAAACCAACTGGCGAAGAAGTCCGGCATCGGCCAAACGACCATCAGCAAATGGCTGCGCTCCGACATGGACGTGTGGCCCCGTCTGGATGCGATTGAGGAAGTGGCCGACGCACTCGGCATCACAGTGGCCGAACTGCTGACAGACCAAGACGCGCGGCCGAAAGGCAACGCAGCGATAGACGACGCCTACAGCCGCCTATGCGAGGATGTCGCGACAACACGGGCACGCGATTTACAAATCGCGCAGGGACTCGCGCAACTGGTGGACGAATTGCGCGCCAGGGCTCGAAGCAGCGTGCAAAATGCAATGAACACGCCGAACCCAACCCCGGATTCTGATTATTTCCTTAGCGGCGGACCACCTGCCCGCAAGAAGACCCCCAAGAAGGGCGCGGTATAGCGACTTACCAACAAGCCGAAAACACTCCCCCGTCAAGCGCGGGATTCTCAAATTATGTAGCAACGGACACAATAAGAGACTTCATATCCCCTTTTTGGCACCGCTGTTCCATGGATCACCGATGCCGAATGCAATAGATGGGCATCGTAATACCCTTCCCCCCCTGCCCGGCGTCGACGGCGAAACTCGACACCGACGATATTTACCGCCAGGACACTCGACACGTCATAGGATTACTGGCCGAACATGCGCTATCGGACGAATTTGATGGCGTCATAGCCATGCTGCGGCCGACAGATCCCGCTGCCGCACCGGTCATCGCAGTCGGCGGCGCATACAGGTATCGTCGAGACAAAGCCTTGAAGGCAAGCGCCTTTCTACACATGACGGTGGAGGAGCTGGGCCGGACAGCGGTCAAGCGCACCCGATCACACTCCTCGGCCAGCGCCGAGCCCCACGGCCTCGCAGCCGCAGATGCCGGCCTAAAACGCCAGCTATGGGACGAGGCGACCACCCGTTATCGGGCCTGCGAAAACCTGCTGCGGCTCGCATTTAGTCAGCAATTACGCGCCACGCCAGAAACAACCGAGATCGTGATGGGAATAACGCAGCTCACGATCGAGACGATCTGCGACTGCCTGTGGGAATTGCTGCGGCGCCCCGGCCAGGCCGCGCCGCGCACGAAGCTCGATGTTTTGAATGGCATTCAGGATTTCCGCGCAGCACGCCGGCAGGTAGCCGCCTGGATGCCGATGGCAGGCGATGAGGAAGAGCACTACGCACGCAGTGTCGAATTCCTGGACGCGGATATTCTCGCCGCAGGCCTCGCAGAACTGCAGCGCGCAGAGGATGCGCTGCGCCAGTTGGTTGCTGACACCCGCCCCGGCAGCGTCGCCAGCTGACGGACCACAGAAGCGCCCCGCACAATTATTATCTCGGCTCCGCCCCGTACCGAGACCGAAATTCATCGACCATACGGTCACACGCCGCACGGGCAAATCTGCGCGTACCCAAATCGAGAAGCGCATCCCGCTCCGTCTCGCGACATTTTTCAATCGCCAACTCATCACGCCGCTTGGGGCTGTTCAGCGCATTGTTTCCGGCGATGCCTAGCAGAAAACCAAATGCGAAAAGCACGCCAACAACCAACGCGAGCTTCCACACGAAAGGCATTCCGGGCCGCCCCTCGCGCGCAGCGGGGTTACCGCAGGCCGGGCACGCCGCCGCACGGTCACTCACCTCGTGACCACATTCACCACATTGAACGAGCATTTTTCGGCTTGGATTAGCTGAATCTCGCAAGATTTTCCCACATCCGCCACGGCCAGCCACCGTCCTCTATTGCCTGACGGCTAAGCCTTCCAACTCAAATTAGCACTCAAGTGCTTGCAAGTGCTCGGCTCCGCTGCTAGATTTAGCACTGTTGTGCTAACCACAAATCTACGGTGATAACGATGGTCAGGAAAATCAGGGCAGTTTTGCTGTACGTAGCAGCGCTTACCTCCGTGCTCTATATCCACGCATACGCGCAGCACCTCGACGAGGAAGGGCAGGCAGATCTGCGTGTGCGTACGGTTCACCCGCAAGCGTGAGGCCCGCCATGCGCTACTCCGAACGCCTGCTCAAAGAACTCGACGAGGAAATCGCGCGTCGACGCAGCGCCATCGAACGGCTCGCCGGCAGCATTGATGCCATCGGCGAATTCCTCGGCATCGCCCACCGTGCCGGCATCGATCTGCGTCTGATTGCCCCGATCGACGGGGATCTCCAGCTGCGCACGCGGAATCATGCATCCGCCCTGCACTTTCTGAACGCTCACGGCATTACGCCGAAATTGCTCGGCCCGACGCCCTCCACTCTGCTCTACAGCCTGGCGCTGCCGGGTGTCGAGCGACCGGTGTTCTTCATCGTTCCTCCCCACGCGGCGCAAGCCGAAGGCCTGGAACAACCCCAGCCCAGAAAGGTGGCGGCATGAAATCGAAAAAGCCCCGCTCCCTCGAGGCAAGGCTCGCCTTGCCGCTGTACGAGCAAGCCATCGAACGCGAAAACGAGCGCCACCGCGCGCGCGTCAAAGAGCTCGAGCGCATGCGCGCGGCACTCAAGCTGCTCGACGCCGAGCGGCCGGCCATCAAAGCCGCCGGCCGCGAAATCTATGCCGAACACCTCTCGCGTAGCCCGTTCGGCAACACACTCGCCTACAACCCCATGTTCGACCATGGCCCGGGTCTGCTGGCGGCGCTACTGCGCAGCAAGTGGAAGGTGATCGAGCCCGGTACGGGGGCATATCCCTCGCACACCCTGAAAAAGGGCCGCCTGCAACTGCGCATCTCTTGCATGGATGGCGACGCCCTCGAAAAGGCCGAAGCGATGGCCTTTCCCGAGCGCCCCGGCAACGGGGTGTCGCTATGACCAAGCGCACGCCCGCTGCCCACCGCCTGGCCAACGGTCATTTCAGCCGCAATCCGGCCGCCGGCATCGTCCTGATCCTGGCCCTGTTCGGCCTGGCCGGCGCCATCGCGCCGACCTGCCACGCAGTCGCGGCCCAACTCGTCGCGTAACGGACATGGCCCGCCAGCGCTTCACCCGTGCCGAGTTGATCGCCGAATTCCTCCGCCTGCGCGGCTCCGGCCGCGCCGAGGAACAGGTCGGCATCCCGACCGTCCGGCGCCAACTGGCGCGGTCCCTGCGCGCGCATCGCAAGACCCTGCGGACGCCGCCGCGCGCCCGCTTCAACCCCGCCGTTGACCTCAAGAAATTGCAGGCCAACGACATCGACTGAGCCACACCATGCTGATTGGACTGACCGGCGCGGACGGCGTCGGCACGGTTACCGCTGCCGACCACCTCTGCCTGCACCACCGATTCACGCAACTCCCGCTCGCCGAACTGCGGGCCGGCCGGATGCCTTCTGACGAGGCGCGCGACCGGGCCAGCGAAAACGCCCCGATCGCATGGATCGGCACCCTCGACCAGCGCCTCGGCGAGCTGGCGGATGTCGATGTCGTGGTCGACGGCGTCCGATTTGAGATGGAGGCGACCGCAATTCGCGAGCGCGGCGGCGTAATCGTGCGCATTGAACGCCCTCGCGCACCTTGCGGCGCCGAACATGCGGACGCGACCGGCATCAAGCTGTCCGACCACGATCGCGTGCTGCACAACTACGGCACGTTTTTCCACCTGTACGACCAGCTCGACACGCTGGTCAACAGCCTCCAGTTCGAGCAGGCCGGCGCATGAAACCCTTCGCCGCCCCCGCCGCGATGGCCCGCTACATCGCCCAGCTCGAGGACGAGATTCGCATCTGGCGCACCGCCGCCGTGGCCGAGGACGCATACGCGAACCTCCGCGCACCGGCCGGCAGCTCGCTCGAGCTCGCCGCCTTCGACCGCCTGCAACGGGCCCAGAGGGACCGCGCCCCGCTGCGCGCCATCGCCATCATCGACGCGCGCGCGGCACCGCGCGCCACCACCTGAGCAACCACCCCATACAGGAGCACCCATGTTCGCCGAACTCCACAGGCTGGCGCAGGCCGCGCCACTGCTCGTCTCCATCACCGCCGAGGGCGACGCGCTGCGCGTGACCACCAGCGCCACCAGCACCAAAAACGGCGGCCTACTGCCCATGGTGCTGATCGGCACACCCGACGAGCTCGATCGCGAGTTCGCGACGGCCGTGCAGATCTATGAGCCGTCCGCGCTCTCCATCCTGCAGCAGGCCCAGGCCGCGGCGACCGCCAACAGCGCGGCCGGCAAAACGAAGGCCATCGCGAACGAGCCGGCGAAGGCCGGCAACAAGAGCGCCGGCACCACCGATGCGCCGCCCAAGCGCGGCCCGGGCCGTCCGCCGAAGAACACCAACAGCGCGGCCGCGGAAAAAGCCGACGCGCCCAGCAACCCACCCGAGGACGACGACAAAGACACCGGCGCGCCGGAGGTCGATCCGCGCCAGATGTCGCTAGTGACGCCTGACCCCGAGCCGGCCAGCGCAGCGGCAGAGACCCCGGCGTCGGCGGAAACCAGCGCACAGCCCACCGATCCGACGCCGCCGGCCGCCAGCACGGACCCGCGCGACACCGGCCTCGAACTGCCGATCTGACCGGAGCCCACCATGCAAGCGATTCAGCTTTCCCGCGAGTTTCGTTACAACGGCGTGCGACTGGCCGATCCGTCGCCGAAATTCACGCTCGAGCAGGTGCGCGACTTCTACGCGAACACCTACCCCGAGATCCTCAATGCCGATATCGACGGCCCGAACGTCGAGGGCGCGCTGCAGGTGTACGGTTTCCGCCGCGCCGTGGGCCGCAAGGGCTCGGGCCTGGCGACGCTGCGCGAGCAGATCGCAAGCGGCTCGCTGTACACCAAGACCCAAAGGACCATCCCTGTCGGGCAACTCGACCACCCGGCGGCCAAAGCGCTGCTCGATACGTGCGGCCTCTACCGCGATCGCCGCGCAACGCTCGGCGCCGCGCTGATCCCTACGTCCGCCTCTCTGCAGGTGTTGGCATGACAGCGCTCGCACTTCCACGCCTGACGGGCGTGCCGACACAGTACCGAACCCAGGATGACGGCGCTGCGTGGTGCACGCCGGCCCTGCTTGCGCTGGTCGATGCCGATGCATTGTCGGCCGACGATGCACGCCACGCCCCCGCCACGCCCGCAGTGCTGCTGCAGCGCACGCTGCAAAGGCACTGGGATGCGATCACGGCTGGCGCGCGGATCTTCGACTGGCACTTGAGCGCGAACCCCAGTCAAATGGGCTGGTGGGTCCCCGCTACGCCCAGCAAGAACTTGTGGATTGCCATCACGCCGAACAATGGCAACCGCGTTGATGCGCCGCTCTACTACCTCGGGCCAACCATCACCACGCTCGAAGATATCCGCAAGGGCCTCGGGCAGACCGTGCTCGCCGTTTTCTACGATGCACTGCGCCTGCTGCCGAATACGCTCACGCCGGCTGACACCTATGGGCATGCCAGCTGGGTGCATTGGCATGGCGAAACCGACGAGACCGCCGCTATCCAGTACCTCTATGACGAAGGCGACTTCGAAACCATGGAGCAAGCTGCAGCAGCCTACGATGGCCCGACGCGCGAAGCGCTCTTTGAGTACATGCCCGAATGGGCGGCCTACCCCCGTCGGGTCCTCAACGACCAGCAGGTACGACGCATCGCCCGCCGCAACACGTTCGTCGCAAAAGTCGTCGATGCGGTCGATGCAATCTGGAATCACGTGCATGCGACGCACGCGGCCGGAGGCTACGCGGACTGCGGGGTCGATGCAGACGGGGACTCGATCACCTGGATCGCAATTTTCCGCTGGCATCCCGAGGACTTGGCGCTGCGCATCGCCGACGATTTCACTGAGTTTGTCACGCAGGGCGACTATCAGGACGCATCGACCCTGGCTTGCTTTGAATCGGAAAGCGGCAGTTTCGCCCGCTGGCTGCAAAAAATGCGAGCCAACGGCCAACTGGCGCGCCTGGTCGAAAACCTCGTCGATCTGATCGCAATGCCCGATGCGCTGCGCGGCCAGATCCAAATTACCTCGCACTGAGGTCGCCATGGGTCAAGTCAACATCGCCGGCAATTCCAGCGAGCTCAAGCTGCGCCACGCCGTGCTGCTCTACACATCGGCATCGCCACATACGGCCGTGTACGCCACGTCCCACCCGGTGGAACTGCTGCCCAGCGGGCCGCAGATTCTCCCCGGCGGCCCGCTGAACCTGGGCGAGCTGAGCCAGTTTGTCGAAGCCGCGCAGGCGGCAACAGCGTACCGCGGCTTCATTGAACCGCACGTGCTCTACCTCGCGCCCAACACGCTCGCCTGGTGGCGCCCCGCTGCTCCGCGCACGGTTTGGTTCAGCGCAAACGAGCCGATCGGTACCCGGCACGGCGTCACAGCACATCCGCCGCTGGTGTTCATCGTCCATGAGCGACAGTGGTTCGTGTTCGCCCTGGCCCAAAACGAACGCCCAGGCCCGAATACCCCGTTCCACGTGGCGCCGTATTTCAACGTGTGGGAGCGCGGCGAGATCTGTACCGGCAACGTGTCACTGCCCGACAGGCCGACGCCGGCCGCGCTGCAGGCCTACGAGACGGCATTTTTCGATAGCCGATTCACGCACGCCAACCACGCGCGCATCACGCGCCACAAGGGCGGCGGCGACGCGCTTTGGGCTCACCTGCTCGACCACCCCGAAATCACGGAATTTCCAAAAGCAGCCCTGCTGCCGAGCAAGGAAACGCTCGCGCAGGCGATCACCCGCATCACCGCTGGAGACTGACATGCAATCCATCATTTCGCAATTCCACGCCAGCTCCAAGCAGGGGCTCGAAGTCATCGCCGGCGCGCTGGACGCCTTCGCAACAGCCGCGGCCGACAAGGTCGCAAAGGCGTTGCGCAACCCGATCGCCGCCGACCCGGCCGACGAGCACTATGAGCTGGACGCCAAGCTGTGGGACAGCGCGCCGACAGTGGCGGTACCGAAGTTCGCGGAGTTCAAGGAACTCGAAAAGGTTGGGCACCGGTTCCTGGCCACCGCCGAGGGCCTGTTCGTCGAGGTTCGCCGGCCGTGGCTGCACGTGATCCAACCCGTGGCCCCGCTCAACGGTCAGACCGTGCGGCCGCCGTATGGCACCGTCGAGCCGAAGGTCAAACTGGCATTCGGCCGCCTGGGCGCAACCTTCCCGATGGTGCGCGCGTTTATCGAGGCCGCCCGCCAGGCAACGCCCAACGAGCATGCCGCCTGGGTGATCTGGGACAGCCGGACCGGCGACCTAGCGTATCGCGAGCTCAAGATCACGGACGCCACCCCCAGCGCCATCATCTACGACCGGCCGAAGCTGGAGGATCACGAATCGCTGGTCGTCGACATGCACAGCCATGGCACGATCCCGGCGTTCTTCAGCGATGAGGATGACCATGACGACGTAGGCGAGGTCAAAATCTCCTGCGTCGTCGGCGACCTGGTCGACGGCAAGACGCCGAGCATTCAATTCCGCCTGTGCGTGCTGGGCATGTTCCTGCCGCTCAAGGTGCCGGCCGCGGCCGTGCTGGGGGCCGCAACGTGAGCGAGGTCGTGCATATCACCCCGCCGCGCATGCTGTCCGCGCAGGTGCGCGTAGTGCTGGTCGGCTGCGGCGGCAATGGCTCGCAAATGCTGACCGGCCTGGCCCGCCTCAACCACGCCATCCGCGCGCTCGGTCACCCCGGCCTCGCCGTCGAGGTGTTCGATCCGGACACGGTCAGCGAGGCCAACATGGGCCGCCAGCTGTTCAGCCCGGCTGACGTCGGCCACTACAAGGCCATCGTCCACACGCAGCGCGTCAACCATTTCTTCGGGCTCGACTGGCGTGCACAGCCGCGCAAGTATGAGCGCGGCGAATACGCCTACCCAGCCGCGGCGCCGGCGATTTTCATCGCGTGCGTCGACAGCGCCAGCGCGCGGCAGCAACTCGACACGGCTATCTCGAACCGTATGAACACCTACCTTCTGGACCTGGGCAACCGGGCCGCCGATGGTCAGGTTCTGTTCGGCCAAACGCCGAAGACACTCGAAGACGAAGCCGTCGACAACACTCGCTTCAACCCGGTCGGCAGCGCCCCGCTGCCCTACCCGTACGCCGTGCTGCCCGAGCTGATCGACACGACCATGCCCGAAGACGACACGCCGTCGTGCGGCCTAGCCGAGGCGCTGGCCAGGCAAGAGCTTTTCGTCAACCAAGCGATCGTGACGCCGGCGCTGGCCATCCTCTGGGAGTTTTTCCGGTATGGCCGACTGACCTGGCATGGCGCTTTCGTCAATCTGAAAACCGGCAGCATGCGCCCGATGCACGTGCGCACCAACGCAACACAACAGGATTCCTGACATGACCACTACGAACAACGGATCCGTTTTCGAACATCGCTATGAGGCCGTCGAGAACCTCGTGCACGAGGCAGCGCGCTGGGCGCTCGCGCGGCGCGAGCGCCAGGCCCGGCACGACCTGGCCGGTGACCTGCAGACCGACGAGCAAAATGCCGCCCAGGATCTCGAGGACGCTGTCCACGAGGTAGCGCTATACGGCATCGAGGCGCACAGCGACGACCTGCACGTCGACGCCACGGCCAACGCCATGAAACGGCGCCTGGCGGAGAAGCGCGCCGCCGGCTATCACGGCTGGAACGACCCGCACGACTGCCGCATCGAGAATCTCGCGATCCTGCTCCATCGCTCGCTGCGCAAGGGCAATGCGCTGGACGTGGCGAATTTCGCGATGATGCTGTACCGCCGCGAAGCCGCACCTGAGGCGATCACCGCCGCGCTCAGCCCGTGGCTCGCCGGCCAGCAACCCGCCGCCGAGCCCGCGCCTCACGTCGACCTGCAGGGCCTGCACGACGCCCTGCTCGCGCCCCGCAAGATCCTGCGCGACGCCGAAGGATGGCTCACCCACCCCGCCCTGCCGGCGGTCGACGAGGACGTGAACTGCCGCCAGTTGCTGGCAGCCTTCGGCATCGAGACCTTCATGCGCGACATGGAGGCGGACGCCGACGACGCCACCGTCAAACGGTATTTCACCGACGGGCACCCCGGCTGCAGCGATTGGACCCCCACCCCGCCCGAGGGCGACGGCTGGAGACTGCTGGAAATTTTCGACACAGAGGATGGGCCTCATGCCCTGTTCGGGCGCGCCGCGCGGCTCGTCGCTGACCAGCGGGCTGGCGCGAATGAGGGGTGGAAGGCCATGCCCCCGAAGTTGACTCCGGCAATGCGCACCGCATTCGCCCAGGCCGCGCGTGAGTACATGCAGGAAACCGGTAAAAACAACCCCGATGCCATGTACGAAGCCGCGTTCGCCGCCGCGCCCACGCAGCAGGCCGAGCCGGCGGCGGATGATGGCCTCGAGATATTCTGTGCCTACGTCGCTCGCAACTATTGCGGGGACGTGGTTTTCGATGACCCGGCGTGGCACGCCAAACGCTTGTGGGCTGCGGCAAAACACGCGCTGGCGATCCGAGCGGAAGAGCGCGACACCAACGCAGCCCAGTCCGGCCAGCGGGCGGGGGCGGATGGTCTGGAAACGCTGCGCAGGATGCTCTGCGGTATCGGCATTGTCGGCCAGATCGACGGCCATGACGTGATCCGCCGAACTTCGGTTATCGAACTGGTTGACCGCGCCCGCGCTGACCAACTCATCAAGAAACCGTGACCAAGAAATAGCCCGCAAGAACCAACATGAGTGAATCTGATCTGATCGAACGCTTGGCGGTAGCCGTCGCCGGCCACGTCCGCCAAAGCATCCCCTTGAATGTCGCTTTATGGGACGTCGAGCTCATTGCGCAATATCTCGTGCGCTCGCCCCAAGTCGTGCGCGAACGAGTTGTCACGCTGCCCGACTTCCCGAAGCCGATTCGTATCCCCTCGGTACAGTCAGGCGGCAGCGCCACGACGAAATCCCTCCCGCGCTGGAAAGCGTCCGAGGTCATCACCTGGACCGAGTCCTACCGCGACAAAGTAATCGGCCGCCCGCGCGCAACAGACTGATTACCCCAGCCGCTGCGCGATATTTTCTGCGGACTCGTTATAGTAGGTCATCAGCTCTTGCAGATTCGTGTGCCCGGTCATCCGGGCCAGGTCGAGCGGCTGCAATTTCTTGGCCAGGCGCGTGATCGCCTCGTGTCGCGTGTCATGGAATGTGAGGTCGGCAATGCCGGCCTTTTCTTTTGCCTTGCGAAAAAGCGCGTCGCGACTCGCCGCGGACAGCCCAAACAGCGGGTCGCCCGCCTCCACCGCAGGCAACATTCGCAACAACTCAACCGCGCGCGTCGACAACGGCACGTCGCGCGCGCCCCCATTCTTGGTCAGCGGCAGATGGGCGACACGGCGGTTATAGTCGACCGTCGTGCTGGTCAACCCGAGAATCTCACCTGATCGCATCGCCGTCTCGATCGCCAGCAGAAAGGAGACCGCGATGCGCTGTGAGGGCAACGCCACGGGCGTCCCCTCCTGATAGCCAAGCGCCAGCGTGATTCTCTCGATCTCGGCATCACTTACCAGCCGCTGACGCGGCGGGTTATCCGGCGGCCGGCGAACGTCTTTCATCGGATCCGTGACGAGCCATCCCCATTCCTTGCGGGCCACCTCTAGCGCATGTGAAAGCAGCGACATTTCCCGCGATACCGACGAGCCAGCCACTTCCCTGGCCCGGACATCCCGCCACGCTGCAATGTGTTGCGGCTTCAGATCGGCAAGCCGGATCTCCCGGAAGAGCTTTCCCTCAATCTTCTTCCGACCAATCAGGTCAAGACGCAGAATCTCCCAGCGTGCGCCTCGCTTTGTTGGACTAACCGATTTCTGATATTCATCGAGCACATCGCCAACCGTGTGCGTCTTGCTACCCTGGCCACCCTGAATAGACCGCAGTTCGGCCTCGCGTCGCACAGCCCATTCCTGTGCAGCACTCTTCGTATCGAACGTCCGATCGTCGCGTTGGCCTTTCACGCTAATCTGCGCGCGCCAGCCAGTGGCTACCTTTTGGATAGAGGCCAT